ATATCACACGGTTTATGCCTATTCTTCTGGATCGAAAAGACCGTATGAGCATGGCTGTCGCGTTGCAGAAAGAATGATAAATTTTTACGGATAGAATGATAAATTTTTTAATGACTTTTTCCAGTTCCTAAGAGTATCGTGGCGCGCTGGGTTAATCCGCATAATTTTTTAAGCCTTTTCCAGTTAGAAGCCTGGTGTTGAATCGTAAAGGTATCGCTGTATTTTTTGGCACATCTAAACTGGGCTGCCCTACTATTTGTAATATTTTCGAGGGAGAAGGGTTAGCTAAGATTTCATCATAAAGCGCCCAAAAACCTTCACCTGCTTCAACTAAAACTTCAGCTTCACTGGATTCAGGAAAAATCTCCAATAATAATGTTTTAAACTCCGACTCTGGGGGCAACATTTTATAGATATATTCTACTATTCCTACTACCTTAACGGGATTGTCCGGGTCGCCTGAAAATGACTCTGAATTCAATATGCGTCCTGTTAAGGGTAGTTTTAAGATTCTAGTGATCAATTATACCCCTCCAATCACAAAAGCAAATGTTACTGCTGGATTAGCATATAGGTCTGTACCGGTACGCTTTAAATATTGTCTAACAATTCTGTTACCACTATTTACTACTCTTGAACCTCTTAAATGGTATTGTGTATTAATATTTGCTGGTATTGACTGTGAGGCTACTTCAACTTCATCAATGAATAGTTGTTGCGTTCCCCCAGTTGATGTCGGTATAGGCACACAGCACCCTCCTATTAATAAACTGTTGTTAGTTGTTACTTCTACATTGGCATCGATAGTAAGGCCCGTAGCTATTTGACCTGTTGATTTCATCACATCAGGTGCAGTGTTAGAGTGCTGACTAGAATAGCTATTTGATGTTTGTAAGTTACCTGGAATCAAGTTTCCAGCTACTCCAAAAATATTGACCCCTTGTTTAATGTTCCCTGCCATAAGATCGCCGTCTCCGTATACTACACCAGCACCGTTGTGGTACCCATTTGGGATTGCTATATTGGATACACCTGGAGTTATGTTGTAGGCACCTCTATTTGGCATTGTACCGGTTTGTTCACCATTATCGTTCGTGAAGGTTTTGGTGGTTAGTACGTGTTCTGGTTGAGCGTTTCCCACCCCCATTTCACCCTGTAAGATAAAATTTATGCCATTATACCTCAAAGTATAAATGCTTCCTGCTTTAAGATTACCCCCAGAAACGTCATTACCGTTAGGCTTTTTAATACTCTTCCCACCCATTCCATTTATATTCAGCGTGGAAGCCCCTGCGTTATCAACATGTATTTTTACCGCAACCGCTAAACCCTCCACATATCCTGTAGGTGCTGGACTAAGATTTACAAGGTAGTAATTGCTTGGCCCACTTGTTACACCATACGGCACTTGTAGCACATAATTAACTAAATGTGCATTATAATTAACTAAATGTGCATCATGTTCTGCTGTTAGATTTCGGCTGCGAAGCAAATCCGCATTTATCTTCCCCACTCCGGGTGACAGCGGACGTTTATCCGTTACCGTGATAATATTACCTGCCGAATCAGTTGTTGCTTCGGCAATGGGCAGATAGTTTTCTTGTGTTGAATGAGCCGTGCCCCAACTATAATTTCCGTCTGGCTGAAAATCCAGGTAATATGTCGTACTGGCAACTGATGTAACAAAATTCATTGCCGATCGGATATACCGGCGCAAGCTACCATCTGCCTGCTGAACGTAGCAGTTCCCGGCGGTTACGTCTAGTTGGTTGGGCGTGCCCGCGTTTTTAGATGGTACCATACCGCTTAAAATAAAACCGGAAATAAACATATCGGCAGCCAGAACCTCCGGCTCTTTCCGGGTGGCGGCATTATTATCTATGGCGTCGTAAATCGCATTGAATGCCGCCCGGCTTACACCTTCATTGCCCAGGGGCTTAGGGATGTTTAGTCTTTCGGTATTAGTGGGCATTATTCTCTCTCCTCCAATTGATTCCAAGTAAATAAAAAACTATCGAACGTGTTCCATGTTTCGTTTTTTGAGTCCCATTTGTTCCAAATAAAATATTTGTACTCATATAGGATATCCAAATGCGCAGGCACTATTGCCCGGACGGCTGCTTTAAAGTGCTCTATAACAGGCGGTACTCCAATCGTATCTACAAATTGAACAGTAATAGTGTAGACTGGGAAATCTTCTACAATATTTACAGATCCTTTGTCGTAGCTTTCCGCTACTTTTTTGACTACATAAATAGTTGCTGTACCGTAGCCACGAAGTTTCGAGATAATTCTATCTCTTCGTTCGGCCTCGGATTGACTAAGTACAATTATAAAATCAAAAACCAGGTCTCCCTCTGGCGTCCCGTCGTTAATTTCTTTAACGTAAACGTTTTGAAACTGATTTAAATATGATAAAAAAACGTTAAATTTTGATTCGTCCAATGTTCCGTCCCATAAAAGCATTTCTTTCCAACAAAAACTAACGATGTTATCTTTGTATTCCGTCGAAACACCTAATTCTTCCTCCCATTTATTCAGCCCAAAAGTTGCCGTATTTACGAAGAACTGATTTAGCGTTTCATCCAAGGCTTGGCGTAATTTATCTAGTTCAAGTCCTTCTGCTTCCATAAGTGCCCGTATCACTCGACTGGTTTCGTAATACGGTGGTAAATACTCCAACATTAGTTGTCCCCGTGAACTGGTTATCGGATAATAACTCATGTCAAGTTCACGCTTCCCACTACGGCCACTTCCTGGTCATTAATTATCACATTTACGGTACCATTGTTAACCAGTAAGTTTTGGTAGTCTTCTACCCCCGGGGTATCAAGTATTGCCTGACCGATTCGGACATATCGCACATCATTGTTGCTGATGAAAGCCAGAGATTTAATATAATCAGTGATATTATTCGTAATAGCGTTTTTTACATTGTCAGCGTTATAGCCTGGTATAATAATCAGAGTAGCAGAAATGTTTATCGGTATTGCTGTGGCCGATTCAACGGTAACCCTAGCACCTACCGGGGCTTTACCTTCCCCGGTATCTTTACTTGAAGCGCTGCGGTAAACTGTCCGGTCTATCCAGATTATAGTTGTAGTATCCGTTATGAGCCGGACAATACGAAGCTCGATCTGATCCTGGCCATTCCAATAAAATTCAACTGTTTTGTCTCCGAAATATATAGCCAAATTATTTGCCTTAAGAGTGGCTACTGCGTCAACAGAACCGCCTGGTCTCGTTTTGCACCAAGCCTCGCCCGAGATATTCCAAACACCAATTTGCAACAGGTCGGTCGCTCCGGCCGTATTATCCACTTTCGCCCTGACCCGGGTCTGCCAAATTCCCGGTTGCTGGAGAATGCTCTGCAAGTTAGTATGAGTGATAGTTCCATTGCCGGCAGCATTATAGATCATCTTCACGCTGTCGCCAGTATCATCTTCCTGTGTGGTATCTACGCTAACACCATAACCGCCTAGAGTCATTATTTCTGCTTCAATTCCATTTATCCAGGCCGGAGCAATATAGTTTTGCACCTGATCGATAAGCGCCTGATTTGCTGCAGTTTTATCTGTATTAATAATCGCAATGCTTACCGTGCCCGGTCCATCCCGGACAGGGACAACCGAAACGCCACCTACTCCAGCTACTTCCATTGTCCAATTTTCATAATCTGCCTTATTACCTCCGGTTGATGGTGATCGCACCCGCTGTAAATAGCGAGATAATAGAGATGCGTCATTTTCGATGTCCAGGCCGTCGGTAGTAGCCGAGAGATTCGTCACCTCTGATATACCGCTTACCGGAGTAACTATAATATTGATTGTGCCCGCTACCACGTTGCCTGCAGCTCCGGCCTCTACAGCCTCAATTTTGGCGTAACCTATCCCTGAGCCATCCAATGTAATTTCCTCGGTAGTTATAAATTCTACAGTTATCCCCGTGGCTATGTCCGCAGATGTCGCTACACAAGTACCAGCAAGGACTACCGTTCCGGCGGTGCCAATAAACTTCACCTGGCCAACAGCTTTTACTGCTGCCCTACGGGTCAAGCCGTGTTCTTCACAGCGCAAGTCAAGATATGGCCCGAAAGTGGTAGATGCGAAACCACGTTCAAGAACCTGCTGCGCCCAAATTGCGGCCTGCGCAAGCTCGATAGCGGCGGGAGAGAGTGAATCCCAAATATATGAACCCTCCGTTTTATCTATATCGGAAGGCAGATTATTAAGCATTCTTTGCCTTATTTCATCTTCATTCTGGTCATCTAACTGGTCATCTAAATAATCAGGCAGGGTTGCCATTAACCTATCACCACGTTTCCGCTGATAACTCCGGACTCATCCCTTACGTTTAAAACTTCACATGTAAAATAAACCGCATCACTGATCCACTCGAAGGTAAAGTTTTTTACCTCTGCCGTTCGTGGATCCACCATCAGGCACTCAGTAGCGATACGCTTGATTTCAGATTCATTTCCCGTCCTGGTCAGGTGACGGCTTATTAAATCGTCAAATTCCTGCCCGTAGTTCCGGCTATAGACAAGATAGCGGTACCTGGCAGTCTGCAGGGCTTTTTGGCACCACTCCAGCCATGCGTCAACGTCTTTGGTTTCTGTTACTTTGCCGGTAGGGGTTATAATGAATTCGCCGGTATCAAAATCAAACTTCCATGACTTTGGGAATTGTACCTGACGGGCGGTTTGCGCTTCTGTGGTTTCTGGGGTCGCTGTTGTTTCTTCGGTCGGAAATAAATTTGCCATCAGCTCACCACCTTCGCAATTATAACGGCATCCTGGCCGCCATTAACTGGTACGACCAGTACGCGATCACCGCTTTGGAGTTTCGTTTTTAACTCCAAGCGTACATTATCAATTATTTTAGCATTGAATTTATATTTTGTTAAACCGCGCCAAACGGCCTCGGGCAAAAGATTTCCGTCTATATCCACAGACGCGGCAGTTTTAATTAATCCACTAGATTCCATACAGGTTTCTTGACCAAGCAGCTCAAAATCCGGGAAGTGTATCTTCACCAACCAATCAGCCACTAAGTAATCCTTGATCTCATGCTTGAGTTTATCTAGTTTTAGGCCGGATGGCGTGATAATGCCCAGTTCACTTGGCATTCCGGAAACAGCCTTAGCGGCGTGTCCGGCCATGCGCATCTCAAGAATTTTCCCTAGTTCTTTAAAGGGATCCATAAGCGTACACCGTCCTTCGGATTACGTCTGTCCAGGTTAACTCCACAGTCATATGGCCCGGGCTGCCAAGTTCGTGGCTGACGGCCTTCACTAATAGATCCATTCTATTCAACTGAACCTTGTCGCCTGCCCTAAGGGTATTTATATCAATGCCCTGAACCGTAAAACTTTCCTGCATCCCGCCCAGCATCTTCTGGCTTGCGATTTTAGCTTGGCCGGCCGAGGTAATTTTACTATCGGACAACACTTTTTGTAGGGTTCCATATTTAGCCGTTTCACCCTTCACCAGAGCCATTACCGGAGAGCGTTTGTCCTCCGGCGCATTGCCCAGCACCTTAACCTGAGTAACCGCACCCTCCAATGTCCGGCGCTGGCTTAATTCCTCAATATTTTGCTCTGCTTCCAGCATCCAAACAGTTTTATTGCTGCCCAACTTGACCAATTCTAGTCCGGCCGGGGTCATCCGGGGCCGGTACATATCCCCGCCTTTGGCAACGGTCTCTTTTAGGTCGGCCATGATCATACTCCAAATTGGTTGTGCCCGGTAAACCGCCTTCGCCAGGGCCACACCGGTATCAGCTACTTGCCCCAGGGTGATACCCCAGTCGGCGGTATATCGCTTCAGTCTCTGGGTGGCCGTCTGGCCGGCAGGGAATAGATATTCGTCTTCACTCCGGGCCAGATAAAGGCTCCGGTCATATACCGTCGCCGTCAAGCGTTTTTGGTATTTTGTTTCGCTCTCACACTCCCAGACCACGCCGGGATGGAGTAGGTAGACCATATTCCCGCCACCGAAGGGCACACCGGATACGCGGCACTCCTGGCCTGGGGAGATGCCGGGGAAGTCTGGAGTAATCACTATTTTGATCGTTGCCCTATAGGCAATCTCATCCAGCGACTCTTCCATCGTGATGCTCTCCACCAATTCCCGAAGAAAATATTTGTTGGCCAGGACAACTTCATATTTTTGCAGTCCGGGATTATTCATAACAACCACCGCCCGCCTAAACCGCCGGCAGTACTATTTTCTGGCCGGGGTAAATCATATTCGGGTCCTTGCCGATGACGGAGGCATTATTTTCATATATTTGTTTCCACTTGCTCCCGTCGCCATATTGGAGCTTAGCTATCTTCCAAAGAGAGTCTCCGGGTTTAACTATAAGGGTTACCGGCACTTTTTTAGTGTCGCTCCTGGTCCGGGGAGTATTAACCGCTCCAGTAGTTGACTGCTGCTGCCCTGTCGTAGTTCTAACTTTTACTTCCCGCCATGTTCGGCAGGTAAGATCATAGTATATATCGCCCGGTTCCCCGCCCTTAAATGTGGTCACATGCGCCGATACTATCACCAATACATTAATGCCGGTTTCGGCTATGAGCAGCCTGATCGATTTCTTGCTCACCATCCAGGCCGTAAGTTGATTCATGGCTTCCTGAGGATCTGGAATATCCGGGTACCGGCAATACGATAGATCATACTCCGCTGGAAAAAAAGAAGAAAAGGTAATTTCTTTTGCTTTTTCGCCTGTGGAGAAATCCACTTCACCGATGTTTATTATATTGAAGGTTTCATACTGCTTTTCCCGCCGGATTGTCACCTCCTGCGGATTTACCGGGAGGTGAAGTTGAGAACCGGCAGGATCAATGAGGTAGAAGTCCATAGCACGTCTCCCCTATTAAGCCAAAAGCTATTTTGTATTAATGAGTTTAACATAAACCCAACTTACATTTGATGTTTTGCCTTCGTTTACGGCTCGCCAATCATCATTGTTTACCCTTATTTCGTATTCCCTTAAAGGCGTGCCATAATCCATATATAAAAATAGTCTTTGCGCGGGGCTATCCCCTCCTCCGGTTACAGAACCTTCGTCAAACCCTAAATCCCGTAATAGTCGCATAACATCATCCGGAACATCAGAGATCGCATAGCCAGCGCTATTTGTGAAACTGTAATCTTCAAGCGGAGTAATGTCCATAGACACAGGCGTATCCATAAAGAGCCTTATTTCCAACTCAAAGCCTGCAAGGGTATATTTAAGTATCCGCACATCCGAATTTTTTATTTCATCTCCCGTGGGTTTCCCTAAAAACTGAATAATACCTTTATGATCCTGCTGCAAAAGTTTTGGTATATTCAATTCCTTGTTTTTTTGTTCGATTATAGAAGGTTTATTGGTTTCTGTTGATTTTTTCATTACTTGTTCTTGTATCTCTGGATATGTCTCCTTTTCTCTCTTTTCACCACAGCCAATCAAGCCAAATATAACAAATATAAATATCATCCCTAATAACGCTACCCAAATATTAATAATTTTACCTGTCACTAAAACACCCCCTTTTAATATTAATTAATAATTAATATAGTTTCAACACATCAACATAAATTCCTCCAATTATGCTCTATTTTCCATTTCTCGTCTTATTTTTGCCGCAATCTGGCGGCCAATACGTAATGCTAAAGCATCTTCGTTTATTTCATCGCCTAAAATATTCAAAGTAACGCCTGCAACCGTGATATTTACGTTTCCGCCCCCATCTCCCGTCATCGCTGGCACTGGCCCGGAAAAACCACCAAATTCAAATTGCTGCACTCCCAATACTTGCCCAGTTTGCCGGAATATATCCAGCGCTCGACTCCGCAATCGTGATGATAAGGGTATTATTGCCTCCGGTCCCGCTTCAGCCATCAAACCTAGATGAGGCCGGGTTAAAATACCACCTGTAGCATGAACTTCTCCGCCCAAAGCTTTTGTTGCTTTATATAACCAAGATTGCTTTCTTTTTTCTTCAAGCGGAGCTGCAAACATTTTTTTATAAACAGGAGATTTCTCTATTTTTTTAAATGTCGGGGCTGTTTTTTTTCCAACGACTTCGGCCCCTCTAACAATTTGCGGCACACCAACTATAGCGAGAGCGGATACAACCTTTACTTGTATAGGGCCAGGCACTTTTGATCCCAGCCATATACCTAAAATTGCGCCTACAAGCGGGTCTTCTGCCGCAGCTTTTGCTATTCCTTTACCCAAACCCTTTCCTAATTCAAGCCCCAGTTTTACGCCAACCTCACCGGCTTTGGGTAAAGCTACTTTTACCGCTTCATCCAAAATAACAATTATTTTAGTGCCCCAGTCTGCATCTTTGAGTGTCGGACTTTCAAGTTTCTTGTTTATTTCGCTTAAAAACCTTTCACTCCAGGAAAACATTTTCTCAAATGCTTCTTTTCCTGCGCGTTGTAAGTGATTTTTCCATCTTTCTATGGTAACTTTATTTTCATCAAACCATTTAGTAATTTTTTCTAAGCGCGGCTTTATAGCTTCTAGTATACCTACACCTGCAGCGCGAAACAAACCTTGAACTTTATCTAGAATAGTGCTCAATAGGCCAGAAGACGTTTTGCTTAACCTTTTCATTCCGCCCGCAAAAGTATTCTCTGCTTTTCCTAAAAAACCTTTCCAACCGCCTAAAGCCTTAAATTCTTCCTGACTAATTTTCATGCCAAATTCTTTCATACGCTCAAATTCGCCCATTTGAGCATCCGCAAGGGCTTCCATAGCATCCAAAACGGTTTTCCCAGGGGTTAACGCAGCCATTTCGCCGGAAATTTTCACTAATCTTTTTGCTGGCTCAACCATTCCTTTTTCAATATTGACTGCACGTGCCATTCCAGGAAATAGTTCTTCGGTGGTAAATGGCGTCACATCAGCAAAACCTTCTATCCATTTCATGGTTTCTTGTGCAAGTGATTTATTACCTTTAAGCCAATGTTCCATTGATACAGTATATCGCTCAAACTGTGCTGCAGGACTAATAGTTAATTTACCCAAGCCATATATTCCCGCTCCGGCACCAAGCATACCTAAGGGACTACTCAAAACACCCACAACGCGTTTAATCACATTTGTGGCCCGGTCTACTGCTGTAATTGTAATTTTGCGCACACCGCCAAGACGAGAGAGATTGGCCTGAATTATGCGTGCCGGTCCGGATATACGGTCGATCAAGCGAGCGGTAGGATTCATCTTCATCTTATTGAGCATTTCCCCGCGCTTGCGAGCCTGCTCAATAAACCGGCCCATGGCCCTGAGTTTGCCTTTTGTCTGTTCGTCGCCGGTCACGCCGACAACAAGATCAAGCCTGTAGAACTCGTTTTTAGCCATACCGCTTCGCCCCCTTCTTGGCCTTACTCTCCGCCTCTAACTCCAAGTCAAAGCTGGCCATTAAAAACAATTGCTCTCCCCTGGGCAGATTCCAAAACTCTCCGGGACGCAGGTGATGCCTCACAAATAAACCATGCAATACTCCTGCCATGCCCCCGGATTTTATAAGTTTTTTACGTCTTTTAAGTCAGTATTAAAACCGGAAAGGTCTAACACCATATCTCCTAAAGCTGCTAACTCACCCGCCAGAAGTACCCGCTTAATCACTTCTTCCGGCCCGCTGGCACTGAACTTTGTGAGTAATTTTGGATCTCCCCAGTTCGGTCTCACAACAGCCGCGGCGATCAGCGCCGTATTAAACTGCTCTTCATCCAATCTTTCAGTTACCTGTCCCCGGTGTTCTTTGCGCTCGGTGCATCTCTCTTTAACACTGAATACCTGTTTACCAGTCAGACCACGCAGGGTGACCGGAATACTAAGGCGCGGGATGGTTACCGTCCTTTCGGGTATAACATCGGCATCTAAAAGCCGCTGTAAGATTTGTTCCTCATTTAACTCCATATAATTTATACCTCCTAAATCACTCTAAATTGCTATGATAGGATCAAGTAACTCCCATTCAGAAAACGTGAACGGCACTTCTTCCTTAACCTCTTCGCCTGCTGTCCAGTTTGCCAATTGTAATTCATCAACCATGATATTTTTAATTCTGACTCGTTCATGGCCATAAGCCTCCGGATCGTCAAGCTTACTTACAACCTCAAACTTGGCAAATTCTCGCTGAAGCATGGCGCTGGTAACCTTGAAGCCGGACATGGTGCCGGTACCTTTTTTAGAGCCTTTTTTGTGGCGCACCCAATCATCGCCACTTAGGTTCAGCTCAATCTTATTTAAAGCAACTTTTGCCTCAAGATGATTGATGTTTGTTTGCCATTCACCTTCGATGAAGACATGCCCAAAGCTTCCATATATTACTCTAGTTTCGTCAAGAGCCACTCCAGTCACCTGCCTTTCAAATTTATTTTATTTCAACCCAACACGATAACCAATACCTTCCGCGCCCATCTTCTATCGTGTTCCTTAACGTCTTCGGATAAGTCAACATAGGGAACCATATACTTCTGCCACCGTCGCTGCCGTTCAGGAGATATTTGCTCTGTCTCCATTAATGTCTTTGCCCAGAGCATCCATTGTTCATGCTCAAGGGCAGCGAGAGCCTCTATTAGTTCGCCCATAATTTAATACCTACCTTTTAAAATATATTTAAATCAACAACTACCACACTTCCTCGACCATAACCCTTGAGCTTCTTATGAACTCGTTACTATGAAACTTCCGAATATATATTCCATAACATCAGTCAAAGCCGCCTCCCACCGAATATAAACATGATCCGCCGGCGGGGTCGGATAATCCGGATCAAGATAGACTTTAAACTCATCGTCGATCAGGCCGCCTTTGACCAGCGTTTCCATGTACTGTTTGCAGGCATTGATCAAGGCAATTTTGCCGTCATCATTGTTATTCACTTTGCCGATATAACTGTCTTCCGCCGCTTTTCGCAAGTCGTTGTTGATGGCGTCCATGACCCTGATGGCTCGAATCTTCTTCCACTGGTTGTTCTGGCCCTGACGAAGTGATGTAAGTGTATTAACGCCCCGCTCAACTTTAACCTTTTCACCATCATGAATCAGAACCAGGGAACCAGAGTTAAGAGCCGCCACGATTTCACTATGTGTAAATCGTTTAGTTACGTCACTGAATGGACCAACTGCATAAGTAATACTCTCGCTAAGCTTTTGACCACCGATTAAACCTGCTATAAACGATGCAACCTGTGCGCTATAATAATCTGTACCACTTAGTTTTGCACCAACAATAATGTTTACTACCGACTCATGGTTATTAGTCGTGCTGCGAGCATTGCCGGTGGCCGGTGTCTGATCGTCGTTAGAAGACCCGCCGATCACCGTGATAACGCCTTTGCCTTCGTCTCTGAGCCTTTTTATCCATGCCACTAAAGAGACTTGTAAAGTAGATTCAGCTTGCCCGTCAAGGACAAAGATGTTGAACTCCCTAGCTTCAAAAGCTGCCATCGCATCAGTATAATCCTGATTGACGATGCCGGTGATACCGGAATCCCCGCCGGACATTGATTGAGATGTAATGTTTGCCAAAATCCCATTTCCTTCAGCCAGTTTGGTTGCAACTATCCATTTGTTACCAGTATCATTATTGATTGCATTCACCGCAGCATCAATAGTACCGCTAACAAACGTAAACGTCCGCAGAACTGTTGTTCCTTCATAAAGAACTATATCTTTTTTGTTCCCATCAACCGGGTTGACTCTTACAGTTATTTTAAAGTTATTACCCTGGGCTCCTTTGTATTTTGCGTCTACCCGTAAGACGTTCACAGGCGTACCGGTGGTATCCTGAAGCGTCCGTGTAGATACCGCCGCTGCCGCTGCCGCAATCCGGTAGGCCAGAACTGTCTTGGCGCCGCCCAAAAGGGCCATGTATATCGTATTGTATGCGGTTGCTCCATCGACGATACTGTTTGTAAACCATTCAGTTAACTCGCTCTCTCTGGTTATCTCTATAAATTCTTTTATTGGCCCCCAGTGCGCCCGTACCGGACAGGCTACAATACCCCTTGCGCCGGGCTGAATAGCCGCCAGGGCCGCCGCTACAAAGTTCATGTAAAAACCGGGCCGGGTTTTAGCTTCTGTTGGTGACCATGTACCTCCCGCCATTTAATTCACCCTCTTTTCCAAGAATTCTTTGATCGCTTTTTTAGACTCCAAAATAGTTAACTCCTGAGCGTCATTGCCGTGCAAAGCCCCGGCCAATACTTCAGTCGTTACTCCAAAGATGGACTGGGTATTGGCCATAAGTTCCTCCCGCGGATATAGCTGCTCCACAACTTTTTGTGTCAATTCCTTAGTTTCGTCTCCCTTCAATACTTCAATCTCTTTTCTCCCTGACAATCTTTCCACCTCCTACTGCCACGCTCCAGTAGCCTTTATTTTCTGCATTAATATTTCATCTTCCGCCGGTCTGTTCGTCAGCCGGCTCAGAATCACTGATATCTGCCCGGCGGTCAATGCGGCGACCCGGTAATCTGCCACTGGACTATTTACGGTTAAGTATCGTCTGTCTGATATATTTAAAGATAATTTAATTGCGCTTAATAATTCTTGGACTATTATTAACACTCCACTTATCTGCTCATTGGGCGTACTGCCCAGAACATGGCCGGCAAACTTCTTCCGCACCTCAAACATCGCTCTGGCTTTTTCGTGAACCTCGACGCTGGTCAGTCGCCACAATACCGCAGGCCTCACATAGCCCAAAGGCCAGATGTTGCGGTACACCGTCCAAGCTGCCCCCATGGTTGCCTCTGTCCAACCAGCCAGAGCCTCCAACCAGGAATCGTTATTAACTGTCTCGGTTACCTCCACCGGCTGCAAGGCCATAACTGCAAAACGAAGCCCTCTGGTAATAGCGTCCCATTCATCATCTACAAAATCCTGGCCTATGGTGCCAAGGTATTGACAGGTGAAGACTTCACCAGTCACCGCGTCAGTCAGTATTTGCTTATCCAGGGCAGCGGCTACCTTATCAGCCAGGCTATCAACTTCTTGAAACGTGGTCCGGGCAACATAAGGCCATACCTCTATGATTCGCCTGAAGCCGGCCCAAAGACTTTCTTCAACATCTACGCCTTGGCGCAGTACCAGGTAAGGTTTGTCCGTTTTGGCCCCGGCCGCATGTGGTTCATATACCCTGCCGCCGATTTCCGCTATAGTATCTATCAGTTTTTGTCTGATGGCTACCCGCATATTAATCACTCCAGTAGTCCAGCACTGTATTCTTGATTCTGCCTAGATGGGCATCAAGGGTTGGCACTATGATTGCATAAGCTCTGGTTCCTGGATGGTGTACTTGTTTGACAGGGTGCATGGCTCCACGCCAGTATAAGAATTTCTTTTCTCTCGGTTTGATTTCGTGCGGTTCTGTTCCCGTTTCCAGCAAGCTGCCGTATTCTATCCCATGTGAAAGATAAAGGATAAACTCATCATCTTGCGCCTCGACGCCTGCATGGAGACCCTGGCGGGCGTGGCCGGTCTGATCCATCCAGGAAGCGTGCTCCTTCGCGTAACCCTCTAATTGGCCGGCCCAGTTTTCCAACAAAGCGTGCATCCCTGCAATTTTGCGACTAGTATATTCGATAGCGCGGTCTCCGTACGCCATTTATCCACTCCCCCTTATTTTTAAACTCGTTTTAAACTCGTTTAAAAATTTTTATGGATACTTTGGTATATCCCACTGGCTTCCTGCTTGAATGACGATCTAAATGATTTCGCTCTTTTGTTTTTTAGAATTATCGCACCCGTTAGTGCGAGAAAACCAAATCGCTAAACAGCTTCTTTTGTAGTTTGTAACTATTACAGTGCTTCATTAATCCCAAATAGCTTTGCACGCTGGAATTTACCTGTTCAAAATCAACGTCCCTTCGTGTATATGCCCGCTGCAGATATTTCAGTCGCCGCTTCATCTTTAGCGCCGTTTTTTTTCGAAGCTTCCTATGGGTCGACCACACCCGATATCCGCAAAAATCAATGCCATAATCTGCAGTTCTGACACTGGTCTTGTTATTGAGCACCAGACGAAGGTATTTGTTTAAAAATACTTCGATTTCTTGTTTGAGTTGCCAGAGATATTTCTTATCCGGATGGAGGATAATCACATCGTCCATATATCGAATATAATACCGGATTTTCAAAACGTGTTTGGCATACTGGTCCAGTTCATTCAAATAAAGGTTGGCAAACATCTGGCTCGTTAGGTTGCCTATAGGCATTCCAATCCCAGCGATCCTTTCGCATTTAAAGCCGTGATCGCCCATAGGGATTCCGAACTTCGTATACTCCGACCGAACGATGGTCTCCAATAGCCGGAGCAGGTCCTCATCGACTATCGTCCGCCACAAAATCCCCATGAGAATGTCATGGTCCACCCGGTAAAAATATTTACTTACATCCAACTTGAGAACATATATTCGTTTATGTCTTTTGGCCAGGTGCCGCAACCAATATTGGAGCCGATCCACTGCTCGGTGGGTCCCATACCCTCCCCGGCAGGCATAACTGTCCGCGATATATCGCCGCTCCAAAAGCGAGTTAAGCACTCTATAGATGGCCCACTGAACAACCCGGTCCCGAAAGGGCAGGACCATGATCAATCGTTTCTTTGGATCGCGTACGAAGAATTCTCGATATTTCCCCACACGATAAGTTTTCCAGATCAGTTCGTTTTGGAGCATTATCAAGTTTTCTTCAAGTTTTTCTGTAAAAACCAGGACTTCCTGTCTGTACCGCTTGCCCTTACGTGCTTCAAAATAAGCCTGGTAAAGATTTTCAAAGTCATAGATTTTCTCGTACAGGCTTTTGTGTCTTTTCAATTGCATCTCCTTAAAAATAGCACCGGGCGTAGCACCCTTCGCCATTTCTGGCTACTAACTACCTTCCCGGCAATTTAGTTTTTTGCCGACCAATACAGGTTGCGGCAAGGAAGAAAGCCCCTTTTTCCTGTGCTCTGGAGGCAACCCCATAGGATTGACCACTTCTGGCCGCAGAAAGAAGCCAAGGGAAAGCCGATGTTGTTGTCCGAATTCGAGCGGAGGTTATTCAGGTTCAGAGCACAGACACCCGCCGCGGAGGTGTTGTTCCAGTTCCCGCCCCGAAACGGAAGACGCTTTGGCTTTCTCCCTAAAAAATTTATTGCTTGACGCTTTTTTTCCAACCGCCTAACATTTTGCCTATTTCATCAAGCATCCTTGACCAATTCTCATATTTTTTAAATGGCAGGAATTCCAAGTCTTTCGACAACCTCACATAGGTTCGGAGTGTGGCGAGTTCCACATCAATATCTTGTAGGGTTGTCTTTTTATAGTACCTTTTATTGGCCTGGATAATCAGTCGAAGCATCCTGGCCATAACCACCTTGATCTCTCCGGCTAGAGCATATTTCTCTGACTTCGGAAACTGACGCAGGCTGGTATACCCATATTGAAGCATGTCATATGTTTTTTGCAAGACAATGAGTTCTTCCATGGTCCCTCCAGAGAGGCGGGCTACCGCCCGCCCGAACAGATTTCAGGATATCAGATTTCAGATTACAAAAGCCAAGGGAAAGCCGATGCTGTAGACCGAATACGAGCGGAGGTCAAGCAGGCGCAGAGCACAGACACCCGCCGCGGAGGTGCTGTCCCAGCGCCCGCCCCGAAACGGAAGACGCTCTCCGGTGTTTCGTGTCCACATTCCGTCCGCCCCATGACTCGCGTCAACAGGGGCAAGACCAAGGAGTTTAAGTAAATTCGGTATTGTTACGCCTGCGGCTACTGCCAATGTCTCAAAGGTGTTGTATGAATAATATTCACTTGGATTAGCTTGGGTGCTTATATTTATCCTTGCGGCGCCTTCATTTGCGGGCACATTTACAAAGTCATATTTAAGCGTGTCTGCCGTGCCGGGAGTAACCAAGCTACCGTCCTGTAATATTGCCTTCCATTCTGTACTATCTGTGGCTTGACTTTTAGTATTGTCTGCGGCGTTATTGTTTTCAAGAATCTGAATCTCTCCCGCATTGACCCGCATCCCGCCAACCCATTTCCACACATTTCCGTTCAGGTCGAAAATGCCAAACGGACTTCCATCGTGCGACCATGGCAACGGGCCTGATCCAGTCAACGTGCGAGCAATGGAATTGCTGTAGAAATAACTCGGTCTGCCCTTTTCTGATGCGACACTAACATCTTTTCCGTAATTGTTGTTGCCACGTGGCCAGAACCCTTGGTTCTTACACCACAAAGCAATTGCCGCCCACTCGGCATTCGTGAGCAGGTGCCAGCCGACACCTTTTTGTTTACAGGCTAAAAGCGCATTATCAAAATTAATGTCAGTTACGGGGTCTAAGTGCTTAAGGCTTAATGCCCTTAAAGTCGCACCGGAGCCCGTAGTAATGCACGGGTATTTACCGATATACAACTGGGATTTAATAATGCCGTTGACGATAAATGCCGGATGAGGCATATTCGCTTCGCCCGAAAGTAAATTATCTTTAGTCATTAATGTAATTACGACCATCACGGAAGGATTGCCCTGATCATCATACATGACCGTGTTCCGTGCGAAGCTGACATCCTGCACACGTTCCCGCCAAGATCTCTGCTCGGCGGCATCTGTGATTACACCGCTTCTCAAGAACCGTTCGGTGAGGGCAATTTCGATTTCATGGATATCTCGCAAAAGTTGACCCTGGGCATAAGGCCCACTTATATATTTCACTATAAGTCCCCTCCTTTGGGCATCGCAGGTATTTCAGGAACAGGGAACAGGTCACTAAAATTATATCTTAAATCTGCTTCAAAAATTGGTAAATAACTTAAGGCCGCAGCTTCGTCGCCTTTAATACTTATTTGCCCTTCTAAGTTTTCATTCTCGAAGCAAATCTGAATAATAGTTGTGCCATGCTTACGCATATTTTTATCTATATAGGTATTGTCAATTATTTTCGATATCATATTTCCATCACCGCCACTTTTAGATTTGCACCTTCCGAAATTGCGTATATGGGTACCGCTACGGCAGGATCAAACGGAAATTCGATCACGGCTCCTGGTTCAACAGGAAAGCCGTTCTGCTGGGTTACTGAAGATGGTCCAATCCTAAAACGCATGATGCTGTCTTCATTTTTTATAATCATTCTTCTGCGATTGGCTTTCATTGCAGCTCCCGCAAATATTTCTGCGGCAGTAGCGACAATGGTTTTAACACCAACAATTGGGGCAGTATTTACTGTTTCTATACTACCTGTTATTGTAGTGGGAAGATTTCCTGTTCCGGCACCCTGAAGCTGTCTAAGCACTCCCTTTAAAAGTGCTATCTCAGATGCAGATAACATAGGATCTATTACCGGTGCATCATTTTTTTCACCTATAGTCTCTATTTCGCCGTCTTTGCTTCCTATGTACCAACCGCGGGAACTATGGTAATATCCATTAAATGAAGGCTCTCCCATTTTAACCACCCCTTCTTTTATAAGAACCTTTAACAATACATTGATAAGCTGCCGTATTCTGTCCCATGGGAAAGGCAAAGGATAAACTCATCATCTTGCGCCTCGACGCCTGCATGGAGACCCTGGCGGGCGTGGCCGGTCTGATCCATCCAGGAAGCGTGCTCCTTCGCATAACCCTCTAATTGGCCGGCCCAGTTTTCCAACAAAGCGTGCATCCCTGCAATTTTGCGACTAGTATATTCGATCGCCCGATCTCCAAAAGCCATTTAATTCACTTCCCCTTTTAAAACCTCCACCCCTATTTTTAAAACCCGTTTAAAAACGTCGAGAACCCGTTTAAAACTTTTTAAAAATTTTTATGGATACCTTCATATATCCCGCAGGCAAAAGGCCCGTTAAAAGGCCGTTTTGGGCCTAATTGGCTTTCGACTATCGGCTTTCACATCGAAGATCACCAGCCGAAAACCATATAATGCCGTTTTTTTATCCCTTTTCCCCTCTCAAAAAATGCCTTTTAAACGTTGATTAAACAGGGTTTTCACGTTTTTAAAAACCTGTTTTTAAAAACACTTTATTGAACTTTCTCCAGCTCGGCCTGATAACCGACGACCTCTCCCTGAATCTTCTGCGGATATACAGACTTAATGACAAAAAAACCAAGATCTGAATTAAATTCATCCCGGACATTGGGACCTGCCCGCAAGTCTGCCTCCCAGTCAGCCAGCAATCCCCAGCCTGTGTCAATGCCTTTAGTGCCCGCCAGATCAGTCACCATCCTGCTTTTTTCGCCGCCGTACTGAAATATCCGGACGGTCAAAGGGCCAACCTGCGATGTATTCTCGGCAAAGTGGCCCTCCGTTTCTACCTTTTCCCTCCTGGTTATAGTGATGGCTACCGGGTTCAGGCCGATGGACCAAAGAGTATTTTTGCGCCGCATCGCCACCGGGTCGGCCATCAAATCATCTCCGGCTTGGTCAGCTTGAGAATGACGCCGGAGATGACCGGGCCGCTTTCGGCTATATTGGCCAGGCCGGCATACTGGTTCGCCATAGCCAGGGCGTGGGCCAGTTGATCTTTCAACGATGTCAGGTCATATTTTTCCTGGCCCACGCTGTAGCTCTCAATATCGCCCTGCAGCAGGCTTGCTTTGATGATCCATCCTTTAGCGGCTGCCTGGTAGATATTTGCGGCTTCCGTCAGCAGTTCATCAAGTTCCGAATCCAGAAACCCGGTATCGGCATCCGTCCCTCCGGCGGGGATTTTTTCGTTCAGATATTTTCTGAGTTTAGTCCGCAGTTCTGCTGTCGGAGTCATCTCTACACTACCCTTCTACGTTTTGCCATATTTATGCCGGCAAAGTTACTTCTTCCACCGCATTGGCGGGAGAAGAAATCACGCCGCGGCGCGCCCGTCCGACCATGGCGTTTTCTACCAGGCGAGAAATATCAGCGCCGGAAACATCAATCCGCAAGTCATGCTTAACCAGTTCCCGGAAATATTTCTGAGCTTCAATAAGATACGCTTTGGTAGTGTCTGCGCCGGCATATTCATAGGTCTTCTCTCCGACCACGGTGCTCCATCCGTCATAGAAGATCAGGGTGTCGATCTGGCTGATGGCCGGATAGACCGTACCACCGATTTGCATGCGCTGCAGGCACTCCTCGATATCCCAGCGCCGGCTGGAATGGGCCAGCAGGATATTGGGACGGCGCGGACTTTTGGTATCCGTGTTTTTGTCCTGGGACGCGTGGATCAGGGCGGCCTTAATGGTATTGCGCATTTTTTCCAACATAGTGGCGCCCGTGGTGTCGGCTGCAGTTTTGTTCTTGGCGTTATATACAAAACTTATAATGGGACTCATATGGATGTGGTTCAACAAGGCATTGTACGCTTCACCGAAAGACCTGTTGGCCTCGGTTATTTCCCACGTTTTGTCATACAGCACCATATCCTCAGTCCACTGCAGACCGGCGGTCCAGGTGATAATAGGCACAGTATCCTTGGAACCAATCTTGCGGGTACCGAACCTTACTTCTTCCAGTTCTAAGTGTTCCAAGAAAACCACGTTGACGCCGGTGAAGGGTGCTATGTCCACGAACTGACTAAAATTGATATCCTCTACCCGGCGATAGACCGGCCCGTAGAGTAGGGGCACGCTTTCACGTCCCAATTCCAGGTCAATGACCGACTTCTGCACAATGTTTTCCAGCCCGGCGGGAGTTGTAATCATTTCTCCCAGGGGCCGCTGGAAGTCAAAAACTTCCATCTCGCCGTTGATGATTCTTTTATTGATGCATTTAATTTCACCATTAATAGTGTACGGAACCGGAGTTTCAATGCTCCTGGCCCGGCGTTCCGCCAACAACGTTTCAGCACTCAGCACTTTGTACATGATTTTACGCCTCCTCTAACTTGCGATAATGCCGGCATTGATCAGGTTTGTCCGCAGGATATTGAAGTCCGCTTTGAGTTCATTAATCAATGTCGCTTCTTCAGCACCATAGGTACCATCTGCATCAGCAGCAGTTATAGCCGTAACCGCCGCTGCCTTCCGCATTAAACCTTGTTGCGGAGCGAACCAGAACCAGATCACATTGTTGCTGTCTTTCTCCTGAGTGACAATGCCGCAGAAAACCCCGTCCGTAGCAACCGTGGTAAACCGTTTATTCGCAGCATCCCAGTATACTTTGTCGCCGGCAGCGAAAGTATCCGCCACGTCAATCTGGCTGGTCTCATATTCACCAGGCTCAATGTTTAAGGTCGCTTTTGCAGAAACAGTCCCGGCTGGAACTGTGTAACCGTTATACTTGATTACTTTGCCGTCAGCATCTGTTTCTAGAGATTGTACCGCCATGCCCAGGAAACCGGCAATTGAATAGAAATCGCCCTGAGTAATGACCGTACTTACCGGCACGGCCACTTTTACTGATCTTTCTTCGCTGACTTTTCTGCCCACGATTCATACCTCCCTAACTTAAAATTTGCAACTGCTGCGCTGCCGGTTTTCCGGCGGAAAGCACTTTCGGCCCGGGTTGCCGGGCCGGCGTGTTTTTCACGATGCCCTGGCGCGAGACAGGCCGGCTTTCAAACTTCCCTCCGGCGCCCTGGCTGACAAAAGACTGAGACTGGGGATTGAATTTCACCAATGCGCTCATATGCTCACCTTCCGGGACACCAGCATACTGGAGGAACCCTTGTTCTGCTGCCCGGCGCCGGCATAAGCAGGCCGGTCAATATGCAGCTTGCTCAAAGCATCTTTTAAGGCCGGATCATCCAACACCTTGTCAATCTCACCGGCGATCTGCTCTTTAGTGGCGCCTTCCAGCACTGTCAGCATCTTTTTTACCAGGGACTGGGCCATTTCACCGGTGACCTTTTCTTTGACTACCTGATCAATCAGTTCCGCCTGGCCGGCTTTTTTCTTTTCCTCCAGGGCTTCATAGGCTTCCTTGGCTCTAGCCGTCACATCCATTTCACCGGTGATCCCCAGAACTTCACGGATTTTACCCAACAATTCCTCGTTGTTCTTCACGGCCTCAAGCCATTTGGCGTCCAGTTCGCCGGCCAGGCCGGAGGCCGTCCAGCCCATTTCGCCGGCCAGATGCCCCAAGGTAATCTCCCGGCCATTCAGCATTTTTTTCAACATAGCAATCAGTTCTTGAAAGGTCATAATTTCTCCACCTCCTATAATCTGGTCCATTTCTCCTACCGTTACAATGCGCGTCGGCATTCCCGCCCTATCTAAGGGTGCCCAATCGATGGAAAGGGGCGTGTAATCCACCACTTCCGTTTCTCCGGCCGTTTTCACAAGCCTCGGTACGCCGAAAATGGATACCTGATTGACACGATTAGATTTGATCCATCGTTTCAGATCTTTTGCCGCAGCGTCAATGACACCTCGGAAATATCCTTTACCGTTTCTCCAGACGGCGCCCACCCAGTGGGTCACCGGCGGCTTAAATTCGCTTTCTATCTCTTCCGGCTTCTGGTGTCCCAGGAAACCGGAAAGGGTCTTTTCCTGAACGTGCTTGACAATCGCCTGAATGGCTGATGGCTTATAATTCCATCCGCGCGTGGACCGTCCGGCCGGTACTTCCACCACTACCTCCATTGGATCTTCATCCCCGGCCTTCAGGGCGCTCAAGTCTACGCCCGACGCTAGTGGAATATCTCCCGGTTTAATTTCTCCGGAAATACCTGCTTGAAGACAAGCCACCGCCTCATTATTGCCGGCCATTTCTCCTGCTGGTCGATGCATGAATTCACCTCCATAAAAATTCTTTAGCCCTTGTCCAAAAAATAAAAGCCCTTTAAAAGGCTCTTATCAGCTGTTTAAATCGTTTTTAAAGATCGCTATTTCTTGTATGGAATACGGGAAAAACCTTTTGGATCCCCGGGTGGATCGTAGAGATCCCTGGCGCTACGTTTCATTACTGCCACCATGTGCCGGTTAACCTCGTCAGGGAGTTGGTTAAATTGTATATCCGGATATACCCCGGGGAAAGTTGCTTTTAAAACATCCCTACATTCTTCAAACGTGCCGGCCTTCATAAAGCGTCTCAGCGCGTCGTCAGGCATATTAAGCTTTTCCCGCATCGTCCATCAGCCTCCTGATAAACTCATAAAGCAAATTATCTCTTGCCTTTAAATTTGCCGGATCGTTGATGTATTCTCTGTAGCCCTCCGCAAAGTACTCCCCCAGGCTCTGAGGATTAAACAGCCATTTTCCGTTTTTTTGATGCACCAGCCCTGCTTCCTCCTGAAGACGGGATTGATATATACTGATAAACTTTTTAATCTCCCGGTGTTCCAGGCGCAAAAAGGGTTTTTGAAAGCCGTCCTCCATCACAAAGTTAGCCAGAGTCATTTCCTCTAGCGGTATACCATTCTCCAGAACCCTTGTAAATTCCTTCATCCGGTAAACTTGCAGGAAGTCCTCTACAGCATGGCCGGTCTCATGCAAAACGTCATCTATCTCGACGCCTTTGGACAGCAAATACATCTTTCCTTGCCTGTCATAGCGTGAGATGTCTTCCGTCCATCCGGTTCCGATCCGGACGTCAACAGCTTTCAATAAGTTCCTGTGAGTTTCCGGAAGCCTCTCCAGCGCCCGGCCGATTACTTCACGGTCCGCCGCATCATTATAGCCGGGCGCCATGCTGTATACCGGCAGCCCTTTGATCTCTTCCGTCGGCTGCCTGTGCACGCGCTGGAACCAACTTTCAATTTTCGCCGTTTCCGGACTCGGTCCTTCTTCTTTCCATTTTTTCAGCTTCTTTACGAATTCCTCCGGCTGTTCATGGACGGCGACGATAGTACAAAGACAGTTGGGGTGCGGGTAAGAAGGCTCGCTTCCCGGAGCGTAGACACCGCGGCCCAGACCTTCATCATGGTCGGCATAGGCGTCGCAGATATCCGCCACCGGGTGGGACCGGCTCAAAATCCACCTGACGCCTTTATAGCTGGGCGAATTCCGGCCGGATTCAACAACACCGTCCCAATATGCCCTGCTGGTCTCCGCCCGGGCCAGCCGCAGGGCTTCGTAGGAAAGATCACCGGGTATCCTGCTGCCGAGCCGGTTCATCAGGTCGGGATAATCCCTTGTCAGAGTCAGGGCGTTTTTCCTCACGTACTGCTGCAGCAGCCTGGCCGTTTCTACAGCGTTCTGGCCAGTGGCAACTGCTTCTTCCAAAATGCTCCGGACGGCTGTATGGGCCTTCTCACTCTGCTTCCAGATCCGGTCTGACAGTTTTAAGCCCTTGGTGTGCCGCCGCCAAATGGCCTCCACCGCCCGGTTGTTGACCCGAAAGTAGGAGGCCCTGACGACGTCGTCAATTTTCAATCCGCCGTTTTCCAGCAGCTTGAAAGTGATTCCGGCAGATATGCTGGAGCCGGCCTCCACCGCATCTTTGATGTCCCGGCGCATGATCCCGGTTATGCCGTCACGCAGTTTATCAGCCTCTTCCCGCAGCATTTGTTCCACCCGTTTTAAATGAACCTGCTTAAACGGCGACAACGGCCTGTCAGTGCTATTGATGCGGGCGGCAACCCTGTCCGCCAGCCGAACGTAGAGGTTACGGATCTCCGGATCCTGTCGCTCCCGGATGGCGATAAACTTCTTTCTGGCTTCAAGAGCATACCGGGAGTAAGCGCCGGCGGCGTCTTTGGTCTGGTTGATTTCATCGTCCGGCATTATTCATTACCTCCGGATAGTTCCCGGTCAATCCTGGCTTTTTGATCGTCCAGAAACTGACCGTCCTCCAGACGCATTCTTTGCATCCTGGTTTCCATGATCCGCTCCCGTTCTCCCGGTATTTCCGGGTCGTCGCTGATGTAGTCGTTCATGGTGCCGATATACTGTTTCAAAAACTCCACAGCGGCCTCATGGCTGACGATCTCCGCTTCCAGAGCGGTCTTCAGCGCAGTGGTTACCTTTTCCAGGACTTCAGCCACGTCTTTTTCATCCCTGGGATCAATCTCATCCCATTCCAGCACTGTGGCATAAGTACCGGCTTTTTTCTCACCCGCCCGGGCCGTCATGGCCAGTACGATGCGGGCCAGCCGCTGCCAGCTTTCCGTAAACTGCTCCCGTTTCCTGGCGATCTTCCGCACCAGTATGGGCATCTGTTCCTTGACCGAACTTAGAGAACTGGGTGTATGGACGCCAAAAGCAAACTCCGGCGTTTCCGACGTATCCACAATGCAATAAAAAAGGAACTTCAACAGCTCGGTCGTGTCGCCTATGGCGCTCTTAACCTCAATGAATTCAGCGTCCTCGTCATCGGTAAACAAGAAGAATTCATGTCCGTCCAGGCTGATTGTCCCGCCCTGGTTGCTAAAAGCATACGGATCGGTGATTCCGAAGTTGTTCCGCAGAAAGCCGGCCAGGTCCTTGATTTTGAACTTGAGCCGCGGCGTGCTGTGCATCTTGCTGCCCTGCAGCGCATGGAGCAGCACGTCGTGGTAGGCCTTCAGGAACGGTTCAATAGATTCAAGGTCGCTCTGACCATATTTTCTTGTTTCGTCACCTTCGTTCTTAAAATGGACGATGGGAATAAAACCCCAGGGATTATCTTCTTCTATAGAGCCTTCCAGCCCCGGCGGAAGGTCGCCCGATATACGGATGAGGCGCCTGTCGGCAGAAATACGTTGGCTCACCAAAGCTTTCTTAGGATTGTCCCGGTCGTCCAGCCACTCATGGGCGGCCTGGATGACGTATTCTTTGACCTGGCCGGTGAGGGGATCCTCAATGATCTGCACAACCTGCTCCGGAGGCAGCATATTGAAAACCAGCCTGGCCTTTTGCTCCGGGTAAAGCGCCTGCTCGTGGTTTTCCTCTCGGGTAACCCAGACAAACCAGTCTCCGTCCCGCAGGGCGTTGCGATGCACTTGCATCATCCGCGATGTGTTATTGCTGAAAAAATCATCCAGGATTTCTTGGGCTGTATCGTCTTCGGATTTAAACCTCGGTACGCCCATAAATCCTGTTGTATTATTTATGACAGGCCGGGCGAAGCCGGCGCCCAGCTTGTATTTATCGTCAGTATTGTCATACAGCGCCCGGGCCTTCGCATAATCGACCCGGCTGGAGTCCAGTGTGTATGATGAAAAATACGAGCCTGTCCGCACCGCCCAGCGTGCGGCAAACAGGCTGAAAGCGTTCCGGAGTTTCGAGATTTCGCCGGCGGCCCTTTTGAGCCAGGTTACTTTTTTCGTTGTTTTCTTCATTCAGCTCATCCTCATCCGTAGATCCGGAGCTTCTTTAACACGTCCAGCAGCCCTTGATCAACTTGCTGTTTCGACCTGGCCAGTGTCCGGCAGGCCTCCAAGGCATCCGGACCATCGTCATTGGCGGCCATCGGGAAATGCCAGAGCTGTTCTAAAAGCCGTTTATGCCGGAGATTAAATTTGATATACCGGTTCTTGATATCCGGCTGTAGGGTCTGGATGCGGCCGTACTTATCGCCGGTCTGGTTCACCTCTTCAATGGGCAGGTATATACCAGCCTGGGCGCTGCGTTTGGCCAGCTCTTCTTTCAGGTACCACTGGAATTGGTTTGTTTCACAGCCAAACAAGGTATAGCCCCGGCCAAAGGTATTTTTCAGCCAGCGTTCCTTTTCCAGAATGTCTTCAATAATCCGGTCAGGGTGGCGGCGTTCGATATCCGCGTCCAGGTCATACAAATAACCGGTTTGGACATCCCTGGCCAGCGTGATAATAGAGGAAAAATCGCTTTTCTTCTTTTTTCCTTTGCCTCCCAGGGAGGGATCGACAAAGCCGTAAAACCTGAATTTTTTCTCCCTGAAGTCAATGGCTGCTTCGTTGTAATACTCGAACCATTCCTCATTGAACAGGCAGTCCTCGGGGTTGATCGGCTCGTTTTGCTCCTCGGAATTAAAGCTGGCCTCACCCTCAGAGACCCGCATCGCCATCAGATCATAATAAGAAAGCTTATCTTCCCATAAAACCCGGGTGCCTTTGAGCATTTCCTCCTTATTGGCATCAAAAAAGGCCCGTGCGTCCTGCTCCCGGTTTTCATTGTCCAGGTCAATATAAATTTCTTCCCATTTGTCCCATAGTTCTTTGCGTTCGGCCCAGGAGAGAACCGCCTTGTACTTGACCGACTGGTACGCCGGATTCTTCAGCACTTTGGAAAGCAGGGAATCGTAATGCAAAATAGTTCCGATGTATACAATGCTTGTATAATCGTCGCCCGCCTTGCTGACCGCCTTAAAAAACCAGTTCTCCAGCTTCTTTCGTTGCTCGGGCGTCCGGACGTTTTCGTCGTTCTCAATATCGTCCAGCACGATCAGCGCCGGCCGCCAGTTCTTATGCCGGCGGCCCCGGATCTTCTTGCCGCTGCCGATGGCTTCAATCTTCACGTTCGTGGATGTCAGCAGGACATCCTCACGCCAGGCCTTTTTCCCCTGCAGGTCGCCGAAGTCTTCTTTAATGGCACTGTTTTCCTCTAGCTCTTCCCGGATGTCGGCCAGAAAACCCTGCGCCTGGTCGGAAGAGTCGGAAAGGATCAGTATATAGGGCTTGTAGCCATATACAATAGTATGTAAAGCATCCTTAAACGTCAGGCTGGTGCTCTTAGCGTGGCCCCTGGGTGCGGCCACCGCCCGGCGGCAGCCCGGCAGCCGCCTGATCTCCGCCACGGTTTCCTCGGAAAGGGGCACCTTTCCCTTGAGCACACCGTCCTGCCAAAGCCGGTCCAGATCGCGGTGAAAATCCGGCGTCTCCCTGGTGAAGTAATGTCCCAAGTAGGCCCGGCCGAAATACTCTAAGTCCATGGCGCCGAGTTTTTTTCTCAAACCGTCCGGGCCGGCAAGCGGCGCTCCGTTTCGATAGCTCTCCCACAGTTCCTGCCTTTCCGGGTCAGCGCCGCGCTTTACATAGTTCTCAAAAAACTCCCGGGCTTTATCATCCTGCTTTCTTCCCTGATCCTTGTCCTGTTTCCGTTTTTTATTTTCCTCCATAGCCTGGTCCAGCACCAGGATACCTTGTGCCTGCCGGTTCTTTTTAAGCAAAAAAATCTCCCCCAATAGGGCATGCTTCGCCATCCGGATTTCCCATCCGTTTTTCGCCGGGTATTACCACCTGCAATTCCGCCATGCGACGAATCAAACACGACAGGTTCTGGAGGTTTTTTGAATCTCCTTCACAGCAAGCTCGACAATCCTCGGTTCCCCCATCATGGTGATGTTCACCCGGGCCCGGAACCGCCTTGCATCCAGCTTTATAATGCGTCCTTCAAGACCCTTGAGCGGCCCGGATACCACCGCCACCTTGCCGCCCTCCACAAACACCTCGGATAACCCCAGGGGGTCCCCGTCCATGCTGAGTTTTAGGATCAGCGTGATTTCCTCTTCGGCCAGCGCCTCCGGGCGGCTATTGCCCAGGATCCGGATCACCCCTGGAACATGCCTGACGGCGTAATAGTCAGCAATAGTCATTAACGACCTGACGAACACATAGCCCGGAAACACTGTCCGTTCCACATCACGCCACATACCACCGCGACGCTCTTTCAAAATCCGCCTGGGAACTACCGCTTTGACGCCGGCGTCCTGAACACGGCCTTTTACATCTTCCTCTTTTCCTGTCAAGCAGTGGACCACATACCAGTTCATGCCTGTTTTTCTCCCGCGCTTGCCAGGCCCCGGCGCTTCTTCTCGTTAAGAAATTCGCTGATCTGGTGGTACAGATCCGGACGTTCCCTGGCCAGAGCGTCAAAGATAATTGCCTTGAACTCTTCCAGGCCGGCTTCCTGCTTGTCCCGGATTTGCGCGTCCGTGCGCTTTTTATAGGCGGCTGCGCGGCCAAGGGCTACTGCGTCCTTGACTGCCTTGTCCATCTCCAGCAAGTCCCATTCTTCATCTGACGCCGAAGAGATGCGATCTAATAGCTTTTGAGCCAATATCCGGTGGAGCGACTCGGTAAAGTCCAGGTCAGGGTATTTCTCCATTTCGTCCACCAGTCGCCGGAAATTCTCCTGCGCGGCCACCACCATCTGAATGTTGGCGTTCATCCGCCTGGCGTAGCGGTACACCGCCACGTAGGATATACTATATCCCTGCTTTTCAAGGTACTCCGAAATGTCCTGATAGGTGAACTGCACCGGATTCAGGATCATCTGTTCTACAGTCTCTTTGATTTCCGCAGGCAGGGCGTCTATTTTGCTTCTGGTGCGCCTGGCCATGCCCATCAGCCCCTTAAACGTTTACGGCGTCGTCGGTCTCAAAGTATTTGACAAGCCGGATTCCCTTGGCCGACAAAACCATTTCCGTTTCCTCCGGCTCGGCGTATTGTATTTCCACTCCGGCCTTGCTTTCAATATCCCTGGCTTCCAGGTAGCCGGCTTTCTCCAGGTAGTTAAGCGATTCAAGCATTTCATCATCAGCAAGACCCTGAAAAGCCACCCGCAGATCGGATATTTTAAACCAGCGGAACTTGAACACCGTGCTGATGGTCCGCATGATTGCCCCGTTTAATTCGGCAAAATCATTAGCAACGATTTTACTCATGATCTTTTTTCTTTCCACGTCCTCACGCATCAGTGCACCCTTCCTTTCAAATCCAGCAATATATCATAGACCTTGTCCAGCTTCTTGCCTATGTCGGAAGTCACATGGATAAAATCCGTTTTCCTGACGAAATCGTCTGCTGCCTTATCCTTGTACTTGTAAAATTCATTCCGCACATCGACAATTAATTGTTCCAGCCGTGCGTCAGCCTGATCCATTCTGGTATATATTCCGTTGATCTGCTGATTTGTCTCGTCGATCTTTTGGTCTATTCCCGTTATGGACCGCTGCATCAAATACCCGATGATACCTATGACAATACTGACCGCAGTCGGTAGCAATATCCACCAGTTCATTCTCGTATCATTCCTTTTTGGATTTTACTCCTCTGCATCCTTAAGCCTTTTTACCTGAGTTTCGACAATACTTAAAACATATGCCTGCAGGTCTCCAAGGTTCGCATAAAGCACACCAACTACTTCCGGCTCCAGGATCTGCATGATCTCCCGGCAGGCTCTTTGGCCTAAAGCTAAAAGCTCAGCACGATCCGCTTTCTTACCGTCTTTCAGTGCTTGCCTCAATTCGCCGGCGACAGTCTGTTCTGTTTTAAGCACCACCTTTTCAGCAGTTTCCTCCAGTCTGTCCAGTGCATGCCAGATCATCTGCTTTTTAGTCTGCTCCTGGACGTGGCTGGTTTCGGCCTTTAGCTTATCAGCCGCCCGCTTAAGAAAATACATCGCGTAGGCGGCGCCCAGGGCCACCAGCCCGGCAGCTACATTCATCAGGGCCTCATTTACCTGCGTACCCAACTGTTCCCACATTCTCATCACCTCTTTTAAAACAAAACCGGCCTTTAGCCGGAATATATCATTCTTTGCTGTGCAGTTACAGAGAAATATTCCCCTAATTTATTTCCTGTCAACTTCCCACAGGTGGCCCTGACAATACCTGTTATTGTCGGTTTTTTTCTTTTTTGCTCCCGGTTTCATGTCCTTCACAAGCTGATACACCCTTTTAGTCGAAATCCGGTATTTTCGAGCCAGGGATCGCATGTTATAGCCGTTAAACTCCTTCTGAATTCGCTGGTCGCGTACCAAGCGGCGGAGAGTGGATAGACACGGAAAATAGATCGACTCTCCGCCCAGTCTGCTCGCAAGTTTCAATGCGTTCTCCATACCGATGAGGTTTGCAATGGTCCCATACGGTTCGGGAAGCTCTTCAGGCGACCGTATTTCGTTCAGCCACTTATTTTTCACCTTCCACCCTCCCTTGCTTTTCATTTGAAAATGCAATTAATAAAAGCCTGGTTCGTTCTCTCCTAAAAGGGTTTTGCAAATCCAATACCCTTGGATGTCCGGTTCAACTACCGCCCGCACATTTTCATTCAAAAATACCTCTACTGCGGCGCCTTTAGCCTCTTTCCCCAACCGCAATTGACTGGCTAAACAAGTCCTGACCAAGTGTGCCATCGCTCCCGGTTTAATCGGTCCAATGCGCTCAACATATCTGCCATAAGCATGATTGCTGACAATTACTCTACCCGTCCTGGCTCGACGCGGCATCGTCAATCGACCTCCTTTCCAGTTGATCAACTCATATACAGGCTCTTGATAAACTGCTTTCTGCGTTTCTTCTCCTCGATGGCGTTAGTGCCGGGTTTGCTGTCACGCTTTTTCTGCAGGCAATACTGTGTCCAGAGCCAGGAGATCCTGGCCAGATGATCTATCTTGTCGCGCCAGAAAGAATGTGCCTGCGCCCAGTCAATGCAGGCCTGCCACTCTTCGAGGGTGGGAGCGGCGGGGCCGTCCAGCATCGTCCGGGCGCAGGAAAGCTGCTTTAAATGCCAGTCCCGGGGGAATTTCCTGACGCCGCGGGCCTCAAGGGCTTTTTTAAGGTACGCCACCAGTGCTTTTTCGGTTTCGGTATAGGACTTGTTCTTCATTTCGATTTCACCCCGGCTTTGCGCTTCTCGTATTGAACCATTTTCTTTAAAACCTCGATGAGGGTGCTGCCGGCTTTAAAGGACATAAACCGCATCGGGTCACGGGCGGCAGCATCCACGTGCATGTATTTCTTGATGACGGCGCACAACCGTTCCGCCCTGGTCATTTGCGCCGGCTCTTCGTCCATTTCCTCCAGGCGGTACATGTAGAACCAGACAGCCTTTTCCTGTTCCGGAGTAATCATGCCGGGCCGGTGTTCCCTCGTTTTCTGTCTCCCGCGGGCATTCTTCCGGTCCGCTCTTCCCCGGCTTCCGCTTTTCAGCTTAACCAGTTCGCCAATGATCAGGCCGGCTTCTTTTTCACTCAGCTTACCGATGGACTCTTTCCCCGTTACCCGGTACACAATCGCGTGCAGGTCGTCGTCCTTATTGCCCTTTTCATACAAGCCAAGTTGCGTAGCCATTCCATAGATAGTTCTTCTTTGCCCGTCGGATATTTTTAGTGTGGCAACGTCCTTTATTTCTTTCACGGCAACCACCACCTGGCCGCCACCATCGCCGCCGCCAGGTATCCGGCCGCAAAGCATACAAACATAATCGCCGCCACTTCTCCCAGACTCACTCTACGACTATATACTTTCACCTCAACACCTCCTTGTCTTTCAGGCCGCTCCTTCGCTTTCAACCCCGATCTTGATCCCCTCTTCAACCACCACGGCATGCCGCAGGCTATCAAGGGCGGCCCGGAAAGCATCGCTGTCCTTTTCATAGCCCGCGGCCTCCAGAAGATGAACGATTTTTTCATAATTCATCGCTTCGGCGATAAAATAGGCGTAGTGCTCCGCATCCTCCCGGCTCAGGCCGGCAATGATCTGAAGAGATTTCACGTCTTTCTCCCAGTTGCCCTTCAACTTCTTTTTTAAGGTTATCCTGGTCTTTTCATCGTCAGTTAAATAAGCGATTATTTCCTGCGCAGGCTGTTCAACGTAGGTTCCCTGGAAAACGGCCGTCAGCAGGCGCTTAAACGGTTCGGACAGTTTATATTGCGGTTTTTCCCTTACAAAATCCTTAAGCAATGTTTCACCGATAACCTTTTTCAGGAAATTATACGAAACCAACTTCAAAGTCTCGGTGGTTGTTACCACCACCTTGTTGTTTTCATTTCCCCAAAACTCCACCTGCTTCACTTTCCTGTCCGCCATCAATTCCAGGCCCCGCTTTTGGAAATCCACCTTCAGTTTTTCAATCTCTTTTTGGGCCGCGGCTAAAAGATTGTCCCATTTGACGTATTCATCAACCTTATCCTTGATGTTATCCATCAGTCCCTACCTCCTTTATCATGGCAGCCACACAGGCCCGGCAAACATATCTGCCCATATACTTGCCGACTTTCTCCGCGTCCCGGCAGAAAATGCAGCGTGGCGTATGCGGGCTGATTAGTAATTGCCCGTCATAGACAGAGATGTCCACCGCTTCACCGCCCAGGAAATTATATTCTCTCCGGATGTCCGCGGGTATGGTTATGCCGCCGCTTTTACCAATCACCTTGTGCTTGATTTGATTCATCTTCTCATCCCCTTTTTGTGCTTTATAAATTCCTCTTAAACGCTCTTTAAACTCCGTTTAAAAGATGAGTAATTCCTGGTATTGTCTAAGTTGAAACATTTATGTACCCCTTTCTGGCCCGTTTTCGCTCCCCTATTTTGTTATAAATGTCCGCTATAATAATTCCCGATTTTGTCAGCTCGGTATTGTTCCTAATTAAACCTTTCTGGTTCAATCGTATCAGTTGCTTCCGGGATACCGACAGAAGATTCCCAGGGTCAAAATTGCGCCGGTCGCCATCTCCAAAAATGACTGCGTGTCCTTTTGGTACAGGGCCGTTAGCGGCCTCCCAAATTGCGGCGTGCTTGCTTTTCCAATTCTTATTTAATCTGCCGTCTGCAACCTTTACCTCTATGTACCCGTACTTGTTTATTCTTTCAGAACCTAATGGCCGCCAATTAGCCGGCTTGTTGCCTTTCTTGAACTGCGTTTCCTTGCCCCCGATACAGACGCCTTTCATACCTTTGTTCCAGGGAATCATGCCCTTTTTAAATTGCGTGAGTTCCCAACCTCCATTAAGCCGTGTATCACGCCCATTATGCAGGCCGTGCCGGGCGGCAAGCGAAGCGAGAGTTGAAACCTTTAAAGTCATCCCGAATTGCTTATTAAACCTGGCTGTTAGCTCCTTGAAGGAACGCCCCTGGATATTTGCTGTAAGAAAGTCGATATGTTCCTGAGTATATTTGCGGTTCATAATTCCTCTAAAAATTGCGCCCTCAGCAGCTTGGGCATTTTCTTTTCGTCGTTGCCGTTATCTTCGCAACCATGCTCAAGCTGGAGCGCCCTCGCCTTCACCACCAGCGTACCGTTGGCTATGATCTGCGAGGCTATGCCTGTAACCGCCCTGGCTCTCATTATCTCTTCCTTCAGTTGCTCGCCCTTTACATCCTCGTCACTCAGGCGTTCCAGTTGGGCGAACAGGTGGTTGTTCAAATCGCCAAGAGTGTTTTTCATTTACATGTCCCCCCTTAATATATTTAATGGGGTCACAGGGCTTATGCGCAGAGCCCTATTCCCATATACTTTGCCATGGCTGTCAGGCCGGCACACGTTACATCACCATTGTTGGCACTGTTTAAAAATACTTTGACGGCCCCCCGCACGCCCCAGCGGCTGGTGGCGACGCCGTGCAAAAACCTTATCTCATTTTTCGCTTTCTGCTCCACCAGCACAGGGAAAAGCTTCTTTATGTCATCCATCAGGATCTGAGACGTAAACATCTGCCGCTGAATCTGAATCCTGTTGAACAACTGTGCCAAAGTCTGCTCGTAGCGCCCCATCATCTTGGATCGCAGCTCATGGTTGCCTACCAGGACTATACCTACCGGCGGCAGTGCTGATTCGTAATTTTCGTCATTGAAGGAACGGACGCCGTCAATGGCCGTTAAGGATAGATGCTGCGCCTCGTCAATGATCAGGACTTTGCTTGACCCGTCCAGCCGTCCGCGGATATCGTACTGCAGGTCGAAAATATTCCGGTTCTCGTTCAACTTAAGCTTCCTTGCCGTTATCCGGTACATATCCTTTAGGCTTTTGCAGGCCCTGGTGGCCGTGATATAGATTGCTTCGCTGTAATCGCTGGCGTATTTCTGCGCTCCTTTGGTTTTACCGATGCCGGCGTCCCCGATGACGGCGCCGATGCAGCGGTTGACATGGCAATAGGCGATGGTGTTGTACACCTCCCTGGAAATGGACGTGTCAATATAATCCAGTGTTCTGACCACCGTGGCCGCCTTTTCCTTCAGACTGAAAAACTCCTCGATCTTAGGCTCGATGCTGGCCGGAGACGGGTACTTCCCGCCCAGATACTGACTCAGAGCCGCCATGCTGATCCCGATCGCTTTGGCCAAAATGGTCTGGCTCTTGCCGGAGTCGCTCAGGTGCTCTTCCAATCTTGCTCTCAACGCTTCGTTCAATTCCAATACCTCCTTAAATTATTCTTGCCTCACATAGCGTTAGTTTTAATCGCATTCTCAATCATCCGCTCCAAACAAATCTCTACCTCCGTCACCTCCTTTGCGGTCTCCCGGGCTGCAGCCGGCTCGTTGGCCCGGGTAAGCTCCACCACCTTTGCGTCTGGCTTCGGCACGCCGGCGGCCAGGTTCTGCTTTGCCTTCCAAAGCATCAAATCCCGCGCTTCGCTCTTCGGATATGCTTCCAGCCCGGAATTCTCTTTGTATTCCTCGACCGTCTTTTTGAACCGCTTGATCCTGGCCGCCGCCTTCCGGACGTCTTCCTTGCTGGCGCCGTATTCTAAAATTGTCTCGTTATCGATCCCTACAGCACAAAGGAATTCGTCCTTTTCGTTGTATACCCTGACTTCCCGCAGGTCCTCCGGGTCGTACCGCAAGTACACCCGGCACCCCTGATATTTCAACAGGAAGTCTACGTCCCAGTAGAAGAGTTTTTCACCATACAGTTCAAGGTGAACGCCCTTTCTCCCGACTGTTTGCATCCTAGTGCTCCGCATCAGCATCAGGTTTAGCTCCTCGGCTGACGCTTTGCGTACAGTCATCAGTTCCTGTGCGTATACCTCGTTTGGCGACCGGCCGTACATTCCGGCGCCGTTTTGCGGGATGTTGTTGTACATGCCCTCAATATAGGTATCAAGGATTTCCCGCAGTTCGCTGTCAACGACCATTCCCTTTCGACTCTTGATCTGGTATTTCAGCCGTTCCGGTTTCTCCACCGGGTTGCCTCCCGTGAAACCGGCCAGCAGCCGGCTCAATTTATCCTTGAATTCTTTAAACGCCCGCTCGATAATTTTCGCCCGGCCGTTGCGCACCTTGGCGTTCCAAAACTCTATACCCAGCCTGGTGAATATGGGCGGGGGAGTATGCTCATCTTTTTTAGCCGTTTTTCTCCGGCCCCGGCCGCCAATATCAAAACAGAGGAATTCGTGGCCGTTGTCGGTGTATATATACCTCGGGATGCCGTGCCCTGAAATCGCTTTTCGCAGTGCGAACAGCACCGCTTCACTGTTGGGGTTGCCGGTTAAATACCAGCCGGCTATCTTCCGGGAGCGGACGTCCTGGAACGCCGTCACGTACATCCGGTGCAATTTCTTCGTCCCGTCTTCCCCATCTTCAATGGTCAGCACGTCCAGAGTATGGTTGTCCGCCACCCAGACCTCGTTGACTTCCAGATCGTCATATATTCTGGTGATGTACGGCGCGGCGTCGTCCTCAAAGGCTTTGTCTCCTTCCCGGAAATATTTCACCACCGCAAACGGAATGGTTTTCAGCGCCCGGACAAAAGTGTGGTAGCCCGGTATTTCCGGAAGCAATTCCGGCATCTCCTTCTCACACCACCAGGTGGTGAAATCCAGGCACTGTTTGATGCCGTACTGGCTTTCATCCAGGTAGTAATACTTAAACAGTTCCCAGGCCAGTTCCGGGATGCTGTTCTGTCCCGGCCGGTGCCGGCCCCGCCGATCAATCAGACCGTCGTAGTCCTGCTCGCGGACGGCTTTCCACTTGCGATACAAGCTGTTCACCGAAAGATTTATTTCCGTGTATTTACTCCGGCTTAGCTCTATAAACCGCTCGTCGGCCAGTTGCAAGTCGCCTTTGTGTCCAGGGCGGAAAGCCCGCCACTCCATGATCACCTGCAGCCAGGCTTGGATGACCCGCCGGTCTTCCTCGCTGTATTCGTCCAGGGCTTTCGGATTTCCCGGCGCCGCCGCCGGGCGGACTTTTTCCTGCTCTTTCTCCTCTTTGTCACGCTTTTTCCAGTATTTTATCTGCGCCCGGTCGTCCAGCGCCGACAGCGGCACCATGTACCGCACACCGCCCCGGCCGCGGCAGCCTTTTTCCGCACTGGCCTTAATTTGGCCGCCGGCGATCTTCCTTTCGACTGTCCGCCTCGTTATGCTCAACAACGAAGCTGCCTCTTCAACCGTCAGGTAAACCTCGTGATCCAACACTTGTAGTCCAGCCATGAAAAACCACCTGTTCGTCCTGTTTGGCTCCCTCTGCATTCCTTCCGGGCTTGGGACCGGCCCGCACTCATCCGCGGGGCTGCATTAGGCCGGGGCGGTTTCCCGCCCCTTACCGCTCAGCAATTTGCTCCAATAAGCTGCGCACAGCTTTTTCCCGCTTAACCAGTTCCCGCTTCGTTTGATCAATTTGTCCGATCTCGGCCATCAGCGCCTCTTTGCCTTCCAGCAGATAGCATTTGATCAGCCGGGCCATCATCCGCAAGGGCTCTTTGTGTCCCGTCACCTGGCAGAAAACCGGGAGATACTCCGCCGGAAAGCGGTGGTACTCCTTAGATTCCGCTGTCCAACTATCCAACTGACTTTTAGTAATCTCCACACCCACCAACTCGCTCATCTTTGAGGCCACCTCGTACCGGGAAAGCAGGCACTTTTTCAAGCCCTCGCTTAGTTCATTCCGCAGCCGGTTGGAAACGTTGTAACTGCCGGCCGCCGTTTCTCTTTTGGTCTCATCTTCTTTTATCAGATCAAATATAGTCAGTTGCCCGTATACGCTCGCCCCTTCTTTCTCCCTCCGCATTGCCTACCCCCCCCCGAAAATAAGTAGGTAAACTGCTCTGGCGAGAACCCCCACACCTCCCGCGGCCCCGGAATTACGCTGGATCCTTACGCCCGTGGTGCAGCCACCAGCGACCGGCTGTCCTCCAACCCCTTTGCGGCAGAGCTAAATATTATTAACCTGCTGCTTCAATTCCCGGATGACGCTGGCCGCCAGCGCCAATTCTTCTTCTCTTGACCATCTTAAACAGGTAATTGAGCCTTCTCCTGGCCGCCTCAAACTCAAGCACCGCCGCATCAACCAGGTCAACATCATCCGCATAATCCAACTTCTGCCGCGCCGCCTCCAGTGCCCGCAGCCCCATCTCGACCTCCGCAAAGCTCACCGGTTGCATTCGTACGCCCCCTTATCCAAAAGCCTGTTCAGCACCGTCGCCAGTTCGCCCCAGGGCACCGGAGAGCTTGCGTTTTTATTGCCGGCAATAAGGCCCCGCTCCTTTAGGCGGTCGATTTCCTTTTGCGGATCCCAGGCCGGCTCTGGTTCAACCCGGGGCTTGATCCCCAACGCAGCAACCACCCCCGCCGCAATCGCCCTAGCCAGGCCGCCCAAAAAGCGCCGGTCGGCTAAACACGCCGCTTCCTCCGGATGATCAATAAACAGATTTTCCAGAAGCACAGCCGGCATACTGGTGTGCCGCAGTACATAAAACCGGGGCGCCTGCGCCGCCTTCTTGCCCCGGTCGGGCAGCAGGTCCATGTACAGCTTGACCGCATTATGGATGATCTTCTGGTACCTTATCGTTGTCATTCCGGCGGCTTCATCACGATAGCTCTCAAACCCCGTTCCGCCCCCTGCATTGACATGCAGCGAAAGGAAAAAGTCTGCCTTCTTCTCGTTTGCTATCCGGACGCGCTCCGTTAAAGAAACGTCAACGTCCTCGCGCCTGGTCATCAACACCTCAACCAGATAATTCTTAAGTTCAGCCGCCACCAACTGACCGAGTTCTAGAGTAATATCCTTCTCTTTAAGCCCGTTCCCGCACGCCCCCGGATCCTTCCCCCCGTGGCCGGGATCAATTACGATCAACATATCAATCGCCCTCCCAAGTGCAGGGTAAATACTGCATACACCTGCTAAGACACAAATCATCAACGCAAAATCTGCAGCACAACCCGCTTTCTAATAAACAGCCTGTCCTCTTGCCAAACACACAAAGCAGCTTATATCCTTTCGCCGTCGCCCATACGTTCAACATCCTTTGTGCCTCCGCTTTTGTAGCCACCATCGGCAGAGCAGAGGAGCACACCCTTTGCAGACTTCCCACATAGACTCCCCCGGCCTGGCGCTTGCCTTTTTTCTTCCTTTTGAACGTGCCCCACTGCCGCCCCTGGGAAATCCCGTCACTTACAAAAAACTTCTCGCCGCGCTGATCAATCCAGACAAAATCATGCGTTTCAAAGAAATCTGCCTCAGCCAAGCTAATTCGCTCCTTCGGCGACCAAAACTTCGAGCATACGCCATCCGGACCCAAAGGCGGCGCCTCTTCAAAGCACAGGCATACATGGGGCAGCCCCTTCGTACAATTTGCGCACTCTGTATTATCGCAGCGCAAAAGCGCCATCACTCTTCACCTCCCTTTACCGCCTCATCCAGCTCAGCCAACCGGTCACGCCGGCGGGCCGCATTAATCAACTTTTTCAGGTTTTTCCGGTTCGATACTATCCTTAATAGGATCCGCAAGTAATAATTTGCCTTTGCAAAATTCACAACTCGGGTCATAAAGAGTATCCGGCGTTGCCGCCGAATACCAGCTTCTGCCGCATTCAGCGCAAACTAACTTATTCACTGTTTTTACCTCCTTTCAGGTGGTTTGGTAGGACTTACCCTCCTCCCCGTCGAATCTTAACGGTGCCAGCCATACAAAACCCGACAGGGAGGAGGTGAACATATTCAAATGATCAGTAAAACTGTTTTAGAAAGCACTAACCCTGAGAAATAGTGTTGCCGCAACCGATAGCCATAGCCAGCCCGGCAACCGCATCAACCAATTTCGGCAAGGAATTAATCTCCTCAGATGAAGCATTTTTTGTTATCCGCCGGATATGCATGCATAAGTCAAGAAGGGTTTGTTCGAGTTGTTCGTTTATAATAGCTTTTAAACTTTCAGCCAAAGAAAATCACCCCCTTTCCCGCCCGGCTCGTGCCGGGCCTTTTTACTGAATCAGCCCACCCGCTGTCTTCTTCCAGTTCGCCACCGCCCGGTAAACGCTGGCCGCACTTCCAACCTTCCAACCCCGCCTTCCAGCCTCTTCGCGCAGGCGCCGATCCAGTTCCACTACCTTAGCCCGGGGCTTCCTACAAAAAAGCTTCTGCAAAAAGTCCAGCGCCGCATCATCTAAACTGTACGGTTTGCGCCGGCAGGGAACATAGACCACCTGCATAGGAAGCATCTCCTTGCCGCCCTCAACACCGGTTACCAACCGCGACAGCCGCCCGATCTCCACCTTCAGTTCCCTCGCCGCATCACGCAGATACCCCACCGAAACCAACTCGCCACGCTCCACCTGTTCATATAGATCAATCAAAGCCTCCTGCACCATCACCGCCTTGGGCTGATTAGACTTCATACAAACCTTGAGCGCGCCGCGCTTGGTTAAAACCCGAACGTAAGGATCGCCGCCTTGGGGGTTCATCATCAAATTGATGATGAACGTATCTCGATCCGTAAAAACCTCGTGGGGGTTTGTACCCAAATTGACTCCAAACTGGTTCATACCCAATTTGGGTACGAACCTCCTCATGTCCACAAGAAAGGAATCCCTATCAGTAAAACTGTTCCTATTGCGATCATAAATTTTTGCAACGGCATTATCCTTAGCGTATCCCAGCGCCCGGGCCAGGTCCCTGGCCGTCACCACCGGCTGCCCGTCCACCTCCACAATCCGCATGTCCTCCCGCTGCGCCAGCACCGGCAACAACTCTTGACTCACGTTTTTTCTCACTCCCTTCATTTTTAGTAGGAATCTTCCTCCTCCCCGTCGAATCTTGACGGTGCCAAACAAACCAAAATCGAATAGGGAGGAGGTGAACTTATAAATGGAAGAGCGATCAATGACTGTAACTGAACTAAAATATAAAATATCTTCCATTTTTCGTGATATTATCCCAGAAAACGTTGCCAGACGATGTCAAAAAGAACTTTCAAAAATCATAATCAACGATGAACTTGTTAAAAAAAGACTTGAGAACAAGAAAGACGTTGACCAATTACTTGAAAAAATTTGTCAGATGCAAGGTGAGCCATTTTATAAAATACAAACAGTAGTACGCAAGGCATCTATTGAAACTCAGCTTTTTTTATTAGAAAGACTTGTTAACTTAGATAGCTGGTTAAATGACTACAGTCCTGACAAGCTCTTTTCGATTCCCAATGACTTTGCGGGGTTTGTCCGTGAAATTTTGATTGATGGTTTCTCTGATAAAATTGGAGAAAACATCCAAGACCCTTAATTAGTTCTTCCTTAGACAGTAATTGCTTGATTACAATATCCTTCATTTTTTCACCACCTTCCCCGCCCGGCCTGTGCCGGGCCTTTTTTCGCTCAGTCCGGCCGCACTCATTTCCATACCGCCGCCTAAAACTTTCCGTCCCTTTTCCATTGCCACCCCCTTACGTCTCTGATATAATCAGTGTAAAAATGTTTCCAGTATGAAAAATCCGGCTCACCCTACTGGGCAAGCTTCTGCTGCTCTTCAGGCGGCCAGATTTTATCCTCGGGAATACCCAGCGCTTCGGCGATGTACGGCCTGATCCGCCGGCCAATATATATATCCTTGCCGTCTAACATCTTTGTCACGGCAGGAGGCTTCACCCCGGCCCGGGCGGCAATATCCACCAGCTTTATGCCTTTGCGCATCAGCTCGATCCGGATCTCCAGGCCGGTCATCCTTTGTTTCTTAGTCCTGGTCTTAGCCACAGCCAGACCTCCTTTCGGTCGTAGACATAACGTTGGAAAAGTTTTAAGAGCTTCTGGATATAATAATAAAGTATGCTGAGAAAACTTGTCAAGCAAAAAGTTTTCTATGGAGGAATTTTTTCTTGGGTACAGGAGAACTGATACGAAAGCTGAGAAAAGAGCTTAAATTAACTCAAGAGGAATTCACATCAAGATTAAAGATAAGCAAAGGTTTTCTCTCTAATCTTGAAAAAGGTATCCGTCAGCCTTCCGATCAACTATTAAGATTAATTGCATATGAATTTTCCTCCTCAGAAAACTGGCTAAAAACAGGCAAAGGGGAGATGTTCATCTCCCCCGAAGACGCTTTAAAAAGCCTGACGGCCCGCTTTGGCGAGCAGGCCGTTAAAAAAGCCTATCATATTATAATGAAAGAATACGATCTTGCCGTAACCGCCGGCCGGATGCTGCCCAGAGCCAACACAGGCGATCCCGACCTGGACAGCTTAATTGATATTCTCTATGACCTCTGGACCGCCGGGAATACCGACATGAAAGGCTGGATTAAAGTACAATTCAACCGCGCCTTCCCTGAAGATGTCATCGAAGAAGCCCAAAAAAAACAACAGGAAACCACCCGACAGGCTTCCGCCGGTTAAGTTTACAGTTATTAACAGCAACGATTAACTAACTACTCAATGCTAAAGCACCCCGTATTATTCGTCTTTAACTCTTTTTTCGCCGATCCTCTGGAGCTCATCTTCCCATTCTTTTGGCAAAGGACTACATTTTTTCAGAGACTTACCCTTTGTCCAGGAAATACATTTAACCCCTGTTAAATTAAACAACTATCAAACTGAGGCCAGGGATCAACGAATAGATGCGATTCCGTGCACCTGCCATCATGTGCCAGTTTACAACCTTCACAAGCAGGCTCTACATCATCATTTTCCTTCCAATGTACTTCTATAAATTCACGCATATGTAAGGCTACGCATAACAAATCTCTCTCCGTTAGAAACGCTTGTTCATTAATCTCAATACCCATATCCATACAACATCTCCTTTCGTCTTCTTTTTCTATTTTAGTTGCCTTTGTATTAAGGAAAGCAAAATTCATGCCACACTAAACCAGTTCCCATTTTTGTCATATTTTCCCTTGCCTTAAAAATCCCCGCACACCCTGATTCTACTGGCTTGTTTTGACAAACGACATTTTATAGTGTCGTTTGTCAAATGTCGTTTGTCAAAACCATATAATACCATTTTCCCGCCTCTTAAAAAACCCTTTTAAACGTTGATTAAAAAGGGTTTAAACGGTTTTAAAAACCCTTTTTTTAAAAGTTTAAAAACCTCCCAAAACTGCTTTCAAGACCTTACTCTCGTTTGCACGAAGAACGCGAAATTTTTTTTACAATTACCTCGAAACACGCGTATTTACGGCCTTTTTCGGTCTTTTACACAGATAGACTTTTGGGGCCCTTTTTTTAATTCTTCCTGCACAAGTACACCGGGTGAGCAGATTTCCAGTGTTCCGCGCAAAAATTTAGAGAAACATAGAAAATACAT